CGTGTCAACACTTAATCCTGATAAAACTAGGTGAGCAACGTACTGTGCCTTTACCTTTGCACGGTAGTTATGCATACGCTCATGCTTTCCGTCATGGGTATAACTGAACTGCTTACTAGACCATATAACAGCCTCCACAGTGTTAGGGTAATACCAATCATACATCCTTGCCATAATAACGTGAGCTACCTTCTCCTGACACTCCAGAGGCTCTGAACGAGCCTCAAAGTAGATTGCTTCAGTCATGTAGTATAGATCTTCTTGACTATATTGTAGTGGGTAGTGTATGCCATCAAGGTTGGGTTGTACAGCTTCAAAACCCCCTATGTATCTTACAGTAGTTTGCTCTGTAGGTACGTGAGGATCTGTTGGAATACTTAAAGCTTTTGCCAAAAACACAAACAGTATAGCTAACGGCATAATAGCTGCTAAGAGGCTCGCTTTCGTATCTGACATTGTTCCCACCATTCTTCATCCCCTTCTGATTCATAATCCCAATAAAGCTTGTTGCTAATCACACAAGCTACGATGAACTGAGAATACATCGAATCGTCATCATCTGTCAAGTACATTAGGTCATACTCTGTACCATCTTCTGATCGACCAGTAAGAGAAGTGACCTTTAACCTTATACCGCCATCTTCATTTTCAGCGTATTCGAACAACATTTCACATGGCATCTCAAAAGCTCTGCCAAAGATCATCTGTGCGAATGGAAAGCGAAGGGTGTGGGTTTCATACTTTACTTCTGCTTGCTTCATAAACCTCCTATAGCCCCTTACGGGGCTGTTAGTTACTTAAGATTAGGTATAACGTTTATCCAAGTACTCTAGATCAACGAACATCGGATTAAATGTACCATTCTTAACTCCATGGAGTACCACGACACCACGCCAGTGCTTATTCCCCTGTACTCCTTTGTAGTCCTCGTCATGAGAGTAACAAGCCCCTGCAATGATAGCCCACTGTTGGTTACCAGAAGCCGGTAGGAAGCGTGTGGCAATGTCCAAGCACTGCTTATGACCCATCACGAACGATTCACCTACTTGCTTCAAGATATTAAGTGCTTGACCTCCATACGGACGACCTGTCATTGGGTTAGCCATATAGTGAACATAGTTAACACCGTGAATATTCACAGGTTTCAGGTAATCAATAACTTCCCAACCAAACTCTTTGTACTTCAGGTTATCATAACTTACAAAACCTGCCAGTTCTGGGTTGGCATTAACGTGACGCATGATACGTTCTTCATGGTTACCCAATGTCAGTACCATTTTAGGTTTGTACCGGACTTCCCCGTAGTATTTTAATTGTTCCTGTTGCACATCGTAGATAGGCTTCAGAAGACGCCTCATACCCTCGATAGCAGCTTCAAAGTCTTCATGAATACGTTTCCCTTCTGCCTTCTTAGTGCCCTTGTCATACGAGCTAAGAGAAGGCATATCAGCGTGGTCACCAATCATCACGATTACTTCAGGTTGCTTATCAGCGAGGTACTCACCAACATTATCCAAGTAAGTCATATCGATACCCGGTTTAACTTGAGTATCAGGGATGACAAAGTGTGTGCAATCCTCTGGTACTTCCGTAGAAGTCTCAATACGGAAATAAGGGACGAGACCAAAGTTATCTGGTACCTTAAGGTTAGGAATATTAACGTTAACTGAGACCTTAAGCTTGTCAACCTGACATACTGTACTGTCAAACGTAGGATTCGCTAACCACTTCCACCAATCTTGGTAAGTCTCCTTACGTAAGAAATCACCTACAGTGGATTTACCCAAACCTAACTCGGCAGCTATCGCTCGACTGGTCTTACCCATGAGTGACATACGATATACTTTGAACCTTAGTTCTTCATTTAGTTTTGCCATTGTTCCTCCTGTTTTAAATTAACCTAAGCTACTACAAAGTTTTCAGTAAATCGTTTCCACTTACCGTCCGTACGTGCTGTCCCAATGTAACGGGGGCAACAATAAACTTTACCTGTGAAAGCTGACCGATGGGTGAATCCGAACTGTTCAGAGTCTCCTTCATTACTTTCTGTTTCATGCCGATTATCGACAATGTAACCCGCTTTCACATCCATCCCGTAGGAGTAGAGGATATCTTCAAGGCTCACCTTCCCATACCGCAGGTGCAGTTTTACATCACCTTCTGAAATTACCCATTCAATTGCCATTTTCTACCTCCAGACTTGTTACTTCAACAATGTTCCACTCGTCTAATTCAACAAGTGCGTGACCGTACTTATTAAACACTTTACGGACTGCGATGAAACTGTTTAACGGATCGTTAGACAGGACAGCAGTTACATTACCCCCATAAAGCCCGATGGCCTCTGCTAGGATATCCGACTGGTCTAATAGATCTGTCAGCACTAATTTAAACTTACTCATTGTTTACCCCCTGTTAAATACTTCCGGTAAACTTCTTCACGCTTCTTTCCATTACTTCCAGACAACCCCTTCTTAGCGAGTATTGATATCTGTTGCTTAGCCTTAAGTTTAGTGAAAGCAATAATCTTCTTCTCGAATTTAGCCTCTTCAAAAGTGATACCACGTAACTCACTCAGAGTTTTAATAGGATGGCATACCTTCTTACAAAGAATCTGTAACCCTTTGACAGGTGCATTCAGAATGCTTTCACAGTAGGTATGGAAATCTTTCAGCGTTGTGAATGTGTGATTACCTTTAATGTGGTCAACTTCAATATCTGCCACCTTAAACTTCCCTTTACAGATAGCACACTCAAATAGCCACTTGGTTCGTGTGTTGGGGTCCATATCGGCTATACGACTCTGCTCTAGCTTCGCTAGTTTATTGGGGGCTTTCATCCACGCTTGTCTGATCGCCCCCCGTATCATCGTTACCAGTACTTTCTCAGGCATTTTACCGTTACTGTCAAGTAACTTCAGGAACCCTACCAACTTACCTTTTTTCAGTTCTAGATCTTTTTTACTCGGTACTGCCATCCTTTACCTCTTCAGTTGTAATTCCCAGAAGCTCACCAATGTTCTTCATGCCTTGTGCGGCTTGGGATACTTGGGCTTCCGCCTTTTCCTGACGAACTTCCTCTGCTTCCAGCATACCTCTGAGGACTGCTTGTTCAGAGCGAGCCTCGATAGCGATCTCTTGATGCTTTTCGGTGACCTTTTGCAGGCCATTTGTGAAGGTAACATACACATCACCTACATTTTCAGGGTCAGTTTCAGCTACTGCTTTTTGAAAGAACCCAAGTCCTAATAGTGTGAAGCCCATAGTATTATCTCCTAGTGTTTGTAGAGGGGTGAATCCCCGTTTAAGTATCGTTCAATCGGTGTTAGTAAATCTTTGCTTGAGCGTTCATGATACGCTAATCTCATGTGTTGTGTCAAGAGTTCCATCGCAGAAAGATCCATTTCTTTCTTATCCCACGATGTGTACTTCTTGCCATCAGGGAACTTGGTATTATACAGATCTACCAGAGATTTGCAACAGTCTTCTACAGTTCCTAATGGTGCGAATAGACCGTAGCCAGCCATTGGACCGAACTTATTGATCCCTTTATAACCGTCAGCAGAATCGCCTACACAAGTTTGGTAGCACATCAGCTTGAAGCCATCTCCCTCGACCTTCTTAGCGCCCTTAGCGCTCTCTTTAACGTGAAGGCTACCCAATGTACTGGTAGTCTCTAAAACACGTAGGTGAGGCATGGCATTCATCTCTACGAGGTTCACTTCCATTGCCTGACGGAGATCCTTATCCTTGAATCCAATACATGCATTCATCCCGTACCGTTCAGCTAGTCCTACTACAACAGCATCAGCTTCGATACCGGGAGGTGACATTTTAATCCAGTCGAAGGTGTTGATCAAGTAGTTTCTGCACTCAGATAGGTGAATAGGTTTAGGTTTAGGGGTCCAAGTTTCCTTACAATCATAACGGTTGAATTGGTAACGATCCTCTAGGTTTGGGGCATCTTTAATCTTTAACCCACTACAAGTTAAAAACCCTCTGAACACTGCATCTTCACGCCAAAGCTTTCTAACAGAGTCCTGCCATTTCTTCAGTTCGTATTCAACACCTTTAATGGCTACGTCTAGTGGTTGGAATAGGGTGATAGTTTCCCGTTCCCATTCGTCAGGTTCAATCATACCAAACCCTACCTCACCATCGTACCATTCTTTGGCTAATACTGCCTTAGCGAATACCTCCGTTTCTTCTGAACCGTCTTTCTTCTTCCACTTGTACGCCAGCTTCTGGGCAATAGATGCTCCAGTGTAAGCTACTGCGTCTAAGTCGAGATATGCGATGTGTCTTGCCATAAACTACATTCCTCCAATACTAGACCTTGTTTAAAAGTCCCTCGCTCCCTATTCTTTCTAATGCGAGCGAGTGTGACATCCTTTATAGGAACCCCTAAGAAATTAAAGTAAGCGTCAACCACTTCCCATAGATCAGCGCATTCTTCTATAAGCTGTTCGCGGGAACCAAATTTAGCAGCGTCTGTTACTTCCCTTAATTCTTCCCTTACTTTTTTATCAAGGAGGTCTCCCCATTCATCGCTCACTGGTAACCTGCGATATGTATTATCAGGATAAAGTTCTTGACATTTATCTCGGACGAGTTTAGGTAAATCTTTATTCATGTTGTCCTCCTATAGAACGACAAAAGGGAACCCGAAGGCTCCCTATAAGGTTACTTACCAGTTTTTACCAGTCTTCATCATCAGCGGCTGGTGCCTGAGGTTCAGAGCCAGTGTCAGCGTCGTCATCAATACCGTCACCACCTGCGAATGGGTTAGCATCCGTATCAACTTCGTCCTCTTCCATATCGAAGTCCAATTCGTCACCACCCTCGTAAGGTACCAACTTCTTAACCTGAATCGCTACCAGATCGAGAGACAGACCGGGCTTCCCACCAAAGGTCCAAGTACGTTCCTTGAACTGTAGGATACCCTCAGAGCCGTTCCCGACTTCAATCTTGAGTCCTACTTCCTGACCCTCAGAGTCCTTGGAAGAGATCACCTCACCGGCACCGTTCTTGACGTTCTTGACGCCTACGATACGTGGTTGCTTGGTCTTATCACCAGAGTCCTTGTAGTAAGCACGCTGGCGGAACTTGATGACAGTGAAATCACCATCTTCATCGGCATACACATCAGCGGATGGTGGAGCAACCTTGAACGCTGCCTCGTACTCTGCTGCGTTGTAAGTCTTTGCCTTTTCGATAGCTCCAACTTTCTTGTAATGCTTCTTAAACTTCTTCCAAGAAGCGTAAGGCATCAGGACATCAACAACGTATTCCTTGTTCAAGTGATCGCCCTTGGGATCAGCCTTCGCTTCATACTCCAGCTTAGGGGTCTTGATGGATACATAGTTGAATACTGCGTTTTGAATCAATAGTGCCATAGAGTTTAAATCTCCTTAGTTTTGTTTAAAGTTTTCTTACTTCTTATCGAAGCACTGCATGGTAGCAGCAGTTACTGAGTCTGTCAAAAACAGAACACAAGTTTTTTCAGGGGCTGTGACGGGAGTGAATTCATACACCTCCGAGTTAGAGCCCCAAGTATCAATCTCGTAATACGCATCAGGTACTCTGAGTTCGTTAGTCGATGGTGAACTGAACAACCCGTCTGAGCAGCCAGTGAGTAGTAGTGTACCAGCAAATGCTAGTCCGATCAAGCTTTTCTTCATGTGTTTCCCCTTTATTTTTAATGGCAACTGGCATAAGAGTCACCTACCTTCGCTACTGATATCCAATCAAGTGTTAGACCAAGTACCCTTGCTGCTTCAACATACATACGAGCGCCTATCTTTTTCATTACCTCAACTTCATCATCGGGTACTTCCAGCAGCACTTCGTCGTGAATGTTCAAGATCAACTTAGTCTTGTAACCTAACTCTCGGATCTTTCTACACAGTAGCACAACTGCTACCTTCTGTACAACAGCCTCTGATCCTAATGCTTTGTAGTTGATGATTTTATGCTTGGATGAACACCAAACAACGTAACCACCAAGAACAGCAATGTAAGATCCTCGACCATGTTTCATATCATCCCACGTTGACTCTACTTCTTCAAGTAGTTCGTCGAGTCCAAGACCACTGAGAAACTGTTTTTTGAGCCTCGCACCCTTCTTTTGCTCAATGCCAATTGTTAGGGCAAGTTTCTTATCAGAGCCTCCGTACAATGTACAATACGAGCCACCCTTCCCTGTTCCCCTCCCTAGTGATAACTGGAAGATCAGGTCATGGTCCTGTGTATCTCTGGCTCTTTGAACGTCCTCCTTAGTGTTCAGTTCGAACAACACAGAGTTAACCGTGTGGAAGTCCTCACCAACATATGTCCCATCCTCTAACTCTTCCTTACCATCCACTGACTTAATGAACAGTTCGTTCTGAGTAAAGTCAGCTAACAGCCTTGGGTGAGCACTAGGCATATCAATTCCGATCAATTTGGAACCTGTAGGTGCCACAATGATCTTACGGATGTTCTCACCGTACAGTGCCTTAAGACCCGGAGCATTAACCCAACCGTATTGTGCAGCACGACCAGCAGTTGTTCCGAAGGTCATAATACCGCAAGACACTCTACCATCCTTTCTAATGTTATTCAACAATCCTTTTTCATCATCTTTGGGGTTCTCAATAAAACCACGTCTGTGTACATAAGTGTTATAGTGTTTGATCTTCTGCCCAAACCCTTCAGGTAGCCACTGGAATGAGTCCTCAGTGATCTTTGGGGTCATGGGTATCCTATCACCACCCTTATACGTTTCCTTCAACTGGAAGCCGTTTATAGGCTTTGCAGGCCATACAACTTCACCACCAACCTTAGCCCGTTCGAACTGACCGTCTGAGTCTTTCTTCTGAGTCCATTCATCTGTCTGCCATCCTAAGCTTACCAAGAGAAGCTTTACTTTCTCATGTTGGCTCATGGTAGACGGTAGGAACTCAACCTTAGTGAATGGCCCTATAATCTCAGTACCATTCTCGATTTCATCAGCAAAGTGAACCTTAGTGTGTGCATCCAGCTCATAACTCTCAACTTCTTTAGAAGGGTATTTGAAGCCCTTCTTAACATCTGGGTGATTTTCTTTAGCCCACTCCCTCGCTTCCTTAAGCTTGCGGAAAGTATGCCCTATTAACTGTTTGCCGTCAAGAGCTACTGAGTAAATCTTATGCTTTTTTACATTCTGGAACTTCATGGTGGGTTTGTGCATAATCTTCACAGGTACTGTTTTCTCTTCACCTTTGATGATCTTGTTCACAAACTTACGAGGGAATACTTTCTTTGCCCCTACCAACTTACCTACAACATGTAGTTCCTCCTTAGGGGCCTTTACCTTCAAGGTAGGTGGCAACTTAGGCTCGATCTCAACACGTAGTTCTTCGATCAAACCATCCAACTCAATGACACACCGCTTCATATGTGGAGCATCTACTAAAGCACCATTGAGTTCTTGGATGGTAGAGAAATAACGGTACTCTTGTTCCCAGTTCATGGCTTCTGTGAGGTCTACACCTCTCTTTTCTTTATGGACTGCGAACTCTTTATCCATCTGTCTGGCGACGAGTACGTTGATCTCTATATCTTGGATACAACGATTCAATTTATTGGCATCAATGTAGGACCAGTCAGTGATAGCTGGCTTCCTGATGCCTAACCTCGCCCCCCACGGATCTAATCCGTGCACCCCTTTGTGACCTTTTACTGCGGGTCTGTCGTACCATGATACTTGAGATTCCAACAAGGTATCACGTATCTCAGGGTAGTTATATCTCATCTTGAATTTGGGATAGAACTTCTTCATTAAGAACTGGTCAAATCCAATTTGGTTATGGCATATCAAACCCGGCGCACGGTGGAGGAATTGCACCCCTTGTAGTAAACTACCATCCCTTAGGGGTAAAGTAAATTCCACCCCTTCATCATCCACTCCCGATACACCATCTAGTTCCGGTGTATCATGGAATAGGAACTTTTCACCTGTGTTATAGTCTGTACAAGCTATACACCATATCTTAGTGACTTTATCAAGCAAGCCATTACTTTCGATGTCATATACCAAAGTCCTCCCTAAGCTGCTTATAGTCATTATATAATGCCTCCGTTTCTTCAAAAGTTGCATCGCATTTGAGCCAATTAGCTCTATTTGATATAACTCTTATATTATCTTTAGTGTACCCCTTGGAAGGTACGATTTTATCCAAAGAAGGACTATTGTACTCTGCCTTACAATTATTGTCAATCTGGTGTTCTAACTTTAAACCGAGGATAGGACAGTACTCTGGCGTTGTAATATCTTGTTCCGTGATAGTACAAGGTACGTTTTGCTTTTTAGCCCTTTGTCTAGCGGCATCCAACATGATCTTAGCAGGTCTGTTTACCCGTTTACTGTGATAGAAGCTCTTATACCTGCAAGCGCGACTGCAATACTTGCCAGCACCTTTAGATAACTCTTTACCGCAGTCCTTGGTAACACAATGTGTGTGTTTTTTGCGTATGAGATAATAGTTATCTAACTTACATTCATCTGAACAGAATTTACGTTGACCGTGCGAACCCTCTGGTAAGTTATTGTCGCATTTACTATGAAGACATTTTTTCATTTTCTACTCTTATTTTAGTTGTGTTTAGATCACTATTTTATCATAACCTATACACTACGACCCGACACAACTAAAATAAAAGCCCCTAACTCAGTGTCCAACCAGCTCAGTCGGTCTTAAGTCAGGGTAAGTGATAACCTTCATGGGGTTCTTAAGCGTCCCTCCAGCCACCTTGTACGACACCCTCGTACCGCAGTCCTACATTGGTGTAAAGAGCGTAGGGACCTCCTTTAGACGGTTGAGAGGTGCCTTTCCTCGTTAATGGTTGGTTCTGAACCAAAGACCTGTTTACATGCCTGCAAACTATCGTAAGAGGTTGGTTGTGTGGTCCTTGCTCCTGCTACCCGCCTATCGGTTGGAGTATGAGGGGAATCGAACCCCCCCGTGACCTCATGACCCTCTTACCAGCTTTGAACTGTCGCTTCTGCCCTCGCACACGCTGGATACAGAAGCTCTACCATCCTGACGGTTATTTAAGAGGTTATTCGTCACCCTCAGACGCCCTTTGTGTGGTATCCCACCGGGGAGCCATCGATAAGTAGGAATTGAACCTGCATTCCCTCATTCAAAGCGAGGGTCTTTCCATTAGATGATTATCGATTTATCAACTAAGTTAGGTAACTACTATGTTTCCCTCCCTTAGTTGATGTGTCCAGTTTACCTCTTTAACCAAACCGTGTCAACCTTTTCTCCATATGGTACGAGAAAAGAGCCAGCGGTACTATTAGTAAAGCAAACCAAAAGGTTGTCTCATAAAGTTCGACAAGAGCCATAATAACCAGTAGGTCAAAGATATTAGCTCTGGATGTGAATAAAAACTTACTCATACGTTTCTCCTTGTGTTTAATTTAACTAAAGTCTACAGACTTCCTTGTCCGTTGTCAACCTCTTACATTACAGCATATTCCCAACATAAATAACTAACCTACGCATATTATACTTGAACTTAGAGATACGTACCCCACCCTCGGATTTACTGCAAGACCACGAGGGATCTTTAATCGTGAAAGTTTTTGTCTCATCAGCTAGCTCCCCGCCCATAGGTTCCCGACCTATCAGCTCAAGTCTGCGACCACACTCCTTGTAAGCTTGAATCCAACCACACCTGTTTTGGACAATGAACCCCGCATCGCTGGGCCATACTGGGAAGGTTCTGATAACTAAGTCAACCAGTTTCATTTGGTGTTCTCCGTTTGTTTAAGTTAGGTGAAGGTTACAGACTTCCTTGTCCGTTGTCAACTACTTATCTTCGATACAAGCGATTAAGAACTCCATCGTATCTTTGTAGATCTCCTTGAGAAATACCCATGCACCTCTGATAAGGGTCATAGGCCATCCGAAGCCATACTTAAGCCGTTGTCTAGCACTCAAGTCAGTCTGTATAATAATTAGAATTGATACAGCTATATATAACCATACCATTAGTAATGCAACAACCATCTTTCTGTCCTCCTATTAACCCCAACCCTCATCCTTACTTGCAAAGGGATCATTCTCTGCCCCGGCTTCACCTTCCATGGTTGTTTGAGGGTCTACCCCTAACTCCAACCGTCCAGTATCACCGTCGTAGTAGATGTACCCGCATACTCCGGTACTCTTACCATGCCTTCGACATTTAGACATCTTAACACGAGTAGTATTCCGAATGATAGGGTTCTCATGAACTTTATTACGGGTGAAGATAAGGTTGATCATACCTGTTTGGAACCAAGCACCAGTACCTTTGATATCTTCTTCCGCCAGATCGCCACCTTCCGAGTTAGCCGTACCCCCAGAACCATTCTTGCGCACATGATGTACATTAATCCACGCAACTTTATTTCGCTTAACCATCTTGACAATCTCTGAGGCCATTTCATCCTCATCTGTGTCATGACCGCTAAACGCAAGTGTAACGGGGTCAAGTATGATAATTTTACAGTCCAATCCATGAATAAGGAAGTTAATTTTTTCAAGTAATTCTTCTCCTGTGCAAGCCCCTTGGTGATCTAGGAATTGAATACGGTCAGAATCCTCACCATCCGTTCCCTTATACTCTTCAGGACGTAGTTTAACAAGCTCTTGGAAAGATGCAAACTCTTTCCCAAAGTCCCGCTCATCATCGGACAGCTCGTTCAGTTGGGTACTCATGTGAATAGACAGGAGACCTTCGATAAATTCATCAATGGTTTCCTCTACCGCAATTACCCCAACATTATAGTTGGTCTCTTCCAATGCAGTATAAATCATCTCCTTAACGAAAGAAGATTTACCTACAGACGAAGGTGCAATAATATTAACGATCTCCCCTAGTGCATAACCACCAAAGGTTTTATCATTCAAGTCACCAAATGCATCAGGGAATCGAATCAATGGATCTTTACCACGATTCCTGAATGCTCCCCAGCCCTCTGACAAGCTCATAATCCCAGCCGGTGAATACTTCTCAGCACTGAACAAAGACCGATATAGAGCCTTAGCAGCGTTGTTACGTTGCTTTGTACTTGTACAATTAGTCCACATCTGGGAAGGGTCTTTAATACCCTTAGGTAGCTTAACAAGTCGTACTTTACCAACAGGTAGCAGTTTACACAAGTCATCTTGAAAGAGTGCGCCTTGCTTGTCTTGGTCCGCTATGATGTAGATTTCTTCAAACGAGGAAATGTACTCCAAGTTTGGTTTAACACCTGACACATCTTCACCAGAAGGTACAGAAACTGTGGGATAACCCCCATCAAACTTGGTCTGAAGTTTAGTCATGTGATAGGTTGCGATAGCATCCTCTTCACCACAAGTGATGATCAGTCGCTTACCACCGGGTTCGAACAAGTGCTGACCAAACATTTGCACGCCTTTTTTGGTGTCGCCAATACCGCCTGAGAAATCCTTAAGCACTCCCTCCAATTCGGGTTTCTTCTTAACCTGATCCATCCAAGCTTCGAACCGTTTACGATTACGATAACCTACGTGTTTACCATCACGATAAGTTGGGTAATAAATCTTTTCGATTCGATCCCCTGCTTCGTTCATTTCCATCTGGCAACCGTAAAACTCATAAGCCTCTGCCCTAAGTTTACGATCTGGGTTATCCATCGCTGCTAAATTGTCCCGCACTTCCGCTAATTTTTCCATTTCTACTACCATATCTAATACCCTACCCCCTTTACGTTCCGCTGCTACCATATTTGTTATATCGAACTCAGGGTACGACGCCTTACATCCAGCGGAAAAGCAACTGAATGAGTGGCTACCATCGTTATGAACGTAGTAGGAACCTGCATCACTGCTTCCACAATCCTTACACTCACAGTGTCCCATAAATGCTCCCGGTTCTTTTTCCTGAAACTTCTTCCTACCCATGTTTATTGCACCCTCCCGTGATTTTCGTGGAAGCCTAGTCTCTTTTCAGCCCGTTTTCTAGCTTCAATTGCATCACTAAGATTGGTGTACCTCCCTGTGGTTGGTTTAACCCACCGAAACTCCCCAGATTCTGGGCAGTAACTAATTAACTCTTTTACTGACTCCTGAGTCAACTTCCAGTCTGAAGGGTACCTAAAAAACTTCTCAGAAGCCATAACCATATCTCCTATTGTTTATAAAAGTCCGAAGCGAGTTCATTAACTATATCTAGGAAGTCTTCTTCAGTGCCGGTATTATACACATCAACCGTGTTACTTACCACACCATCCTGAATATAATTTCGACTATCCCCATCAAAGTTGCCCCTACCAAGAATGCGGATAAGCATAACGTTATCCACCCCCAAACGTTCAATTGTCGGTGGAATCTCGTCATCAAACCCACAACTATCATCAATAGCACACTCATTGCCAGAAGATACATCAACGGCAGCAGCGCGAGCTGTACCAAAGTAATCACGCCCGAACGCAGGCTTACATACAATCTCTGAAACATATATCAAAGCCTCCCTTACTGATAGTTGTATCTTTAGTGGACCAAATGTTGCTTCTACCACACCGAGCAGTGGAACCTTAATAATAGGTGCCAGTCGGTTGAATTCTGGAACAGAGATCTCGAACTCCTTTTTAGGAGTCTCTTTAGTCTCCCTGCATTCATAATGAACGAAGAACTCTTCTAGAGTCATTTTGAACAGCACCGACGTAGCCTTGAACAGGTGATCTTTACATCGCCTGTCCACTACATTGATACTCTCTTTGATACGATCCACTGCTACGTTCTTACCACAAGCTTTAGGGCCGTTTAGTAGGATGATTTTACTCGCCATGGTCAAGCACCGTAATAGAACCTTCCACGATATACGCGGAGAACGTGGTGATGATAACCAACTGACCCTCAACCACATCATATCCCTGTACCGCACTGGTATGGATTGACATACCCTGTTCCAGTCGATTACGTCCTACCTCTCCCTCGCACAGGTCTGGACTCTCTAAGATACCGAAGCATCGATTTTGTACCTTACTGTATGTTACACCAGACAGGATACCACGTAAAGGTTTGCCTTGTACTGATTCGATCATATTAATCCTCCAATGTTAGTGTTGCTTTTAATTGAAATTGTCATCTTCACCTTCCTTAAATAAATGTAAACCTTTGTACTTAGCTTTCATCTTAACCAGATCTTCATCCGAAGTCCGACGATACTTCTCACGGTAGTATACACGAGTTACCCCTACCGCTGCAAGGTGTTTTAAACAATTCCA